TCACCATACACTGGCAGACAAGCACAAAGAAATGTGATTGTTACAGCAATGCAAGGTGCGTTACAAGGCAACGAAGATATCAGAGCAGAATCAAGATTCTTTAACTTGATTGCCGCTCCTGGTTATCCAGAGTTACTTGATGAAATGGTTGCATTAAGTACAGATAGAAAATTAACAGCATTTGTACTTGCTGACACACCATTTAGATTAGCACCAGACGGAACGTCAATTCAAAATTGGGCAACCAATGCCAACAATGCTCCAACAAATGGAGAAGATGGTTTATTGACAGGCACTCCGTATGCGGCTGTGTATTATCCTTCAGGATTTACATCAGATCTAGCAGGCAACAATGTAACAGTTCCACCAACACATATTGCTATGAGAACAATGGCATTTAATGATCAGGTGGCGTTTCCATGGTTTGCACCAGCAGGCTTCACAAGAGGTTTAGTAGACAACTCAACTTCAGTTGGTTATATCACTAGCGAAGAAGAGTTTAAAGCAGTAACATTGTCAGAAGGTCAAAGAGACACACTATACGCAAACAAGTTAAATCCAATTGCGTTTATTCCAAACAGAGGATTAGTGGTATTTGGTCAGAAGACACTATCACCAATTGCGTCAGCACTTGATAGAGTTAATGTAGCAAGACTGATTGTGTATCTAAGATACCAATTAGACCAACTTGCAAAACCTTTCTTGTTTGAACCAAATGACAGAATTACTAGAGATCAAGTTACAGATACTTTCAATAGATTCTTTGAAGATCTTGTTTCTAAGAGAGCAGTATTTGATTTCTTAGTAGTTTGTGATGAAACAAACAATACTGGTGCCAGAATTGATAGAAATGAATTATGGATTGATATTGCTATTCAACCAGTGAAAGCAATTGAATTTATCTATATTCCACTTCGTATCAAAAACACTGGAGAAAGTTTAACAAGTTAATAAAATAAAGGGGTAAGCGAACCTTATCCCTTTAATTTACCTTTAAATGGATATAAAAATTTTTATAATTCATACAAAAGTGTAAATAATAGTATTAAGGAGAGAACACAAAATGGCAACACTTTCAAAATTTGGTGTACCAATAGATGGATCAACAGGTAGAGGCGGTATTTTACAGCCTAAACTGAAATATAGATTTAGAGTTAGATTCACTAACTTTGGTAACCTAGGTGCGTCACCTCTTCAACTGACTCAACAAGTTATGTCGGTTACGAGACCAAAGATCAACCATGAAGAAGTACCAATTCATTCATACAACTCAGTTGCATACATGCAAGGTAAACACACATGGGAATCAGTTAACATAACACTTAGAGATGATATCAACAATAACATTTCTAAACTTGTTGGTCAACAAGTACAGAAACAGTTAAATCACTTTGAACAAACTTCTGCAACATCAGGATCAGTTTACAAGTTCGGAACTAAAATTGAAATCTTAGATGGTACAAATGACACAGAATTAGAACAATGGGATTTAGAAGGTTGTTTCTTACAAAACGTTGATTATTCAGATGGTGACTATGCAGTATCAGAACCAGTACAAGTTATCTTGACACTGAAATATGATAATGCAATACATCAAGCACCGGGCGACACTATATTCCCTCTACTTGGTTTAGGTGGATCTGGCGGATTAGTATAATAATTACTATTTCGTTTAATTCTTACCAGCGGAGTAATAGAATATGGCAGTTTTAAAACCAGCTAACAGAGCCGCGAATCTTTATCTTCGCGGCTCAAATCATGACCCAGCTCCAAGACAAGCACATCAATATGTTGTGGTTTTCAATATGTATCAGTTGGCAGTACCGGAGCATTTAAAGACAACGTACGACGAATTAAATCAATTCAGAGACAGATTGCACTTCTTAGTAAACAGTGTTGATCAACCCAAGTTCACAGTGGATCAAACTGTGTTAAATCAATACAACAGAAAAAGAGTTGTTAATAGGTCAATTACATTTGATCCTTTGAGTTTTAGAATGTATGACACACATGATGGGTTGGGATTAAAATTTGCAAAACTGTTGTATGAATTTGAATTTCAAGGTGCAAGATTAACACAAAAGAAAAGTGGTGTTCAAGGAGAATCAAGATCTGAAGATCACAACTACAATAGAAATTTATATCAAACAGAAGATCAGTTTACAAAAAGTCATCATTTTGGTCTTGCTACACACAACAATTTTCACAGTCGTCTTTTAAAACACATAGACATATATCAGGTTGCAGGAAAGATGTACAGCAAAACAAGAGTGATATATCCAAGATTGGCAAGATTTGATATGGATCAACTTGATTATGCTCAAAGCGGTGTAGTTAATTTGAGTTTTGGTTTTCAGTATGAAAACTTTTTAATTGATCAGGTGGCACAACCATTAGATTCAAGTGAAACAGAATATCCATTAGAAGAAATGTTTGGAGACACAGCAGGAGATTTTTTAGATACGCCTGCTGTTACTGAAACTGAAAACCCGCCTGCACTTGGTAAAAAAGATAACAAAGAAGGTGCAACAGGAGATTCAGGCAAAGTAGGTGACAGCACAAAAGGTTCACTTTCTTTAAATCAAGTTGGCAATCAAATTGCCGGAGCAGGCAATGAAATTATACAAGGTTATGGTAACACCAAAGCCAAAATAGTTTCTGGTGTAAAAAACAGTACAAAGAGTGCTGTGGGTAACTTTACAGGATTAGGCAAGTAATGGCATACAATCAAGTAAGAAACAGTACGTCTACTGTTGAAACAGTTGGTGGGATATCAACTATTGTTTCTCAGTTTGGATCAATAACCAAACAGATACTAGGTGGACAATCTTACAACACATCACAAGATATTTCAAATGCCATATTAGAAAATTTAGGTTTAACACAAGATCAAATTAATCCAAGAACATACGAATTGATCAAAGGAATATTTGAAAAATATTCTGATAACAGTTCTTTAGTTGAAGCATACACACTGTTGGCATTAGATGCCATTAACAAGTTTGGTGTTAGATTTAGTGATCTAGTTGAAACTACAAAAAACGATACTTTGCAATTCACTGAAGTAGGTATTGCATTATTAAATCATTATAGACCGTCCACTAGTCAAATAGCAAGAAGAAAAACCAATTTAGAATTAGATACAAACAAATTTGTTAAACGTCATATTATTGCTTAAATAAGTATATGAAGTTTCATCAAGGGTTTTACAAAGTTAAAAATGAACAAAAATATGTGGGAAGCAGATCTCCTCGTTATCGTTCTGGATGGGAATTGACTTTTATGAGAATGTGTGACAACCATCCTAGTGTGATACAATGGGCCAGCGAACCTGTAAGGATACCATACAAACATCCGTTCACTGGAAAAATGAGTATGTATGTACCAGATTTTATGATGGTGTATGTTAACAAAAAAGGAAAAAAGATTGCTGAAATGGTTGAAATAAAGCCAAAGAAACAGACCACATTGGAAAGTATCAAAAGCCAACAAGATAAAGTAAATTATTTGATTAACAGAGCCAAATGGTTAGCGGCAGGAGAGTGGGCAAAGAGGAAAGGAATTAGATTTAGGGTCTTGAATGAAGACTCAATCTATGCTATAAAGTAAATTATGTCAGTGAAAACAGGAGGCCCAATTACATCAACGTCTGGTTACCCACCATGGACAAAATTTTGTTTAGTAAATGGAATAAAATTATTAGCACTGCCAACGTTAGGTGGTGCAACAGCAGTATCAGATGCATGGATTAAAAAAGTTGCAAAGACAGTGCAACTGATGTTTGGGTCAGGAGCATCAATCAACACCACAAATCAAAACGACACTATGAATCAAATGGCACAGTCAAGCATATCACAGTTACTTGGTTATTCAGGACCAGGTTCCTACACACCAGGCATAGTGGCAGATAATGCCAATGACAACTATCCAGGCATTGATTATACAAAAGACAACAATCCAAATGTTGATTTTATTTGGGAAGTATCAGCAGGCAATGGGGCAGTGATGGAAGTTGTTGAACACTTGTTACACACAATCACAGTGTTTGGCCTACAACAAACATTTTCAACTAAGATGAATCAACTGAATCAAACAAGTGATATTTACAATGCTATGCAACAGGCAAGAACCACAAATGGATCAGATGGCAATCCAATATTTGACACGTCAGGATATTCAGGTGACTTTGCCAACGATGCAGATTTCAGAGCATTGTTAATGCGAGAATATTACTACTTGTTAGTTGCGGCTGAATGGAATTACATATCAACGTTTTCAACTTCAATGGCACCAGAATGGAATGATAGTGCAATTAATTCTGCAGGAGTACAAACATATAACTCGCTAGGACATCAATTATATTTAGACACCGCGGCAAAAGTTTTGACAGCACCCAACACAACAACAATGTCAACTATATTTGCTTCCGGTGATAACTCAGGATACCAAGCAGATTATGAACATATTATAGCGTCTAGCGGTATAAATTTTAGTGGTGGTGCAATACTTGGATAAATAGTAATATAGGTACTTAATATGAATAAAAAATTAGAAAAAACATTTGATTTACCAAGCATGGAAGATGCTCTCAACGAGCAACAAATAAAAGACCATGTTGAGGAAAATACTTTGTCTACACCGCTGTCTGAATATGAAGCAATAGAAAATGCAATAACAGAAGACAGTGAAAAAGAAGAAGAAGCAGTAGAAATTAAAAAGGCATTATCTACAGCAGAAAAAATTGATCGTGCATTGCCTCAGGTGAAAGATCTTGAAGCACATGATCACGACATGGATGACTATGCTGTTGAAGCCATGAAAAGTTATAAAGAATTAATGGATTTGGGAATGAACTCAGAATCACGACATGCTGGTAAAATGTTTGAAGTGGCACAGACTATGATGAAAAATGCCATTGAAGCCAAAAACGCCAAAGCAGACAAAAAACTGCGTATGATTGAGCTACAATTGAAAAAGCAAAGAGTAGATCAATGGGAGCAAAAATCTGAGGGTAAAACTGATGATTTTATTGAAGGAGAGGGCTATATTGTAGGAGATCGCAACAAATTGCTGGATCAGTTGGTTAAAAAGGTTAATGAAAATGACAAGGATGATAAATAATAGTATGAAAAGTTTTAAACAATATCTATCAGAAGCAGTGCAAGAAAATCCAGTTAGAATCAAGATTGCCTGTGAAGTAACTGATGACATGATGAACATAATTGAGCGTGAGCTTGAAAGATATGACATAGTATCTATCAACAAGCCTGTTAAAACAATTATGCAAGAACATCCATTAGATTTTGGCACTAAAGTTAAAAATGCAGAAGTTTATATAATTGATGCTATTATTCACATGCCAATATCACATGAAACATTTAGAAGAAATTTATCAGACAAGTTAGCAATAGCATATGAAACTATTGTTGTCAAAGGTCCAAATGATCCAATAGAGCAAGAGCAAGAAGCTGAAGTAAACAGACAGCAGGCTGAACCAGAAGATTATGAACCAAAGATGGGCCAAGATTACAGTGACGATGAAAAGAAATCAAACGAATCTGAAACACCTATTGCAGGTGAAGAACACAAAAAGAATTTTTTAAAAGACATAAAAGATTTTAAAGACAATGATCCAGACAGAGGCAAAGTTGAAGCAGAAGGTCCTTTGAGTGTAAAAACCAAAACTGATGCAGTAGACAACAGTCAGCCCAAAGAAGATGATGTCAAAGCAAAATCACCACTAACACAAGATAACAGGAAAGCAAAATAATGCACAGTTACGTTGTAAGAGTTGACGAAGGAGATTTTGATTTAGACGAAGATAGATCAATTGAATCATCATTGCAGTTTGCTTTGAGAAACTCAGGCATTTTAGATGCTCAGATTGATGTGTCAGAATTTAACAGAGCAGAAGCAGAAATACAAACTTCTGCAACACTGCCAGAAATGCAAAAAGCATTTCAAGACGATGATATGGAAGTAGAAATTGATATGAAAGAAGACAGCGTAATGGTTCACACAGGACCAAACACTTACAAGCAAGACGATTTTACAACATCTATAAAAAATCAAAAAAAATTCAAATATGTTCCTGCTAGAAATGGTGACAATCCTTTAACTAATGAAGATGAAAAAGTTAATGAAGAAGCCTATAGCAAACTGATGAAAGAGTACAAAGAATTTGTTGCTGAAAACGAGCAGGTAAAAAAAAAGACTTGAGATTAAGTGAACAGAATGTAACTAAAACTCAGTTAGCAATTCTAACTCAATTAACAAATCAAAAATATCTACCAATTCTTAAAAGTCTACAAGGCGAAACAGGAATTCTACCACAGAACCTTATAAGAGATCCTGCATTTGTAAAAATGATGAGTAATATTTTTTACCTAGGAAGATCATCAAACGGTGAAAGAGGATTGACAATATCCGGCAGTGTTAATGATATCAAAAGAGATTTAAAGAAAATTATATCAGCAACTAACATGCAAGAACTTAACAATGCAATTAGTTCTAGTGGTTACGGTGATCCTGCATTTGGTATCAATGATGCCAGCAGTGATCAAGACATGCAAAAGATACAAGCATTTGCAAAAACATTCACAGCAATTTTAAATAGAGATCAAACAACTTTTTCAAAATTTGTAAAAACAAATAAAACTGTACAAAAAGCAAAAGACTATGTTAGAAATCCTGCAAAAGCATTTAGCGATTTTAGTGGCGCTGTTTCAAACCCAGGAAACACCGCAGACATTTTAGCTCAGCCTTTCAAACGTAGTTAAAAAAGTTCTTATGAACAAACTGGAAAAAACCAAAAAAAAATTAGACTCTGTGTCTCCAAGTTTGTGTCTAGCAAAATGGCAACAGGTCACTGTGCATTTGCAAAATGGACATACACACAGTTGTCATCATCCACAAACACACAAAGTACCACTGGAAGAACTGGAAAAAAATCCCAGTGCTTTGCATAACACAACTTACAAAAAGTTTCAAAGAAAATTAATGTTGGAAGGCAAACGACCTGACGAATGTGATTACTGTTGGAAGGTAGAAGACACCAAAGGTGATCACTACAGTGACAGAATCAAAAAAAGCAGTAACAGTACTTGGGCCATGCCTTATTTTGATCAAGTGGTCAATGCTGATTGGAATGCCAATGTGACACCAGCACAGGTAGAAGTGAGTTTTGGTAATGTGTGCAACATGAAATGTGTGTATTGCTCACCGGTGTTCAGCAGTGAATGGTGGAGTGAAATCAAACATCAAGGTGCATATCCCACAAGTGACAGATACAACAATTTGGAATGGATAGAACAATCCAATAGAACTCCTTATCTCAATAGAGAACACAATCCTTATGTGGAAGCATGGTGGAAGTGGTGGCCTGAAATCAAAAGTCAATTGCGAACTTTGAGAATCACAGGAGGTGAACCATTGCTAAACAAAAACACTTTTAAACTGTTGGATGAATTAGACACGGAACCACAACCGGCAATGAATTTGGAAATCAATACCAATCTGTCAGTGGACACAGCAACAGTGAGTAAAACACTGGATCAAATTGCTGATTTAAAATTGACCAAATCCATCAACAATGCTGTGATACATACCAGTTGTGATTGTGCAGGAGAACAGGCAGAATACATACGTGAAGGAATGCAGTATGATCAGTGGTTATCGCACTGCAAAATGGTGCTTAAACGTGGCATATCCTTGCATATAATGGTCACAGCCAATATGTTGAGCATAGATACCATGATTGACTTAATGACGGCTGTATACCGCTTAAAACAAGAATATAAGGGGGTTACATACGGGGTCAGTATACTGCATAGTCCTAAGTTTTTAAATGTGTTAAATTTGCCAAAAACACAGTATTGGCAAGACAAATTCACAGAACTTTTTGACTTTGTGAAAGCACAACAGACCACTGATGTAAATGAATTCAATTACATTGACAGACTGTGCAAGTATTTTGCACAAAACAGCTTAGAACAAAAAGAACAGATAAAATTAACACAAGATGCTAAAACTTTTATCAAAGAAATTGACCGTAGACGTAATAAAAATTTTACTAATACATTTCCTAATTATAACTTTCTAACAACTTAACACATCATATTAAATTTAACGCATACAATTAAATATTTTTATGCGTGACGAATACACATCGGCTTTTTACAAAGTTGTCAAACAAACACAAAGCAGATACGGATATGACTTGCCTTTTGACATAGAAGTATATGTGGTCATGTTGCTGTCATCTCATGTGGACAAAAAAGATTTTTTACCACATGATAGTTTTGCTGAAAGTTATATGAAGTTGAAAGGTATCAAAGCCAAAGAATTAGGTGACACATGTTTGTTTACTGTGGGTGTGTTTCCTGAATATGGAAAAAGAAAAGGATTAACACAAGAGTATTTTTCCAACATAGGAAGATCAAGTTACGATATAGCCACATCATATTTAGATGACAAACTGTTTTCAGATTTAAGAGATCATTTTAAATTTCTTTCCAAATTTATCAATGTTTGTGTTACTAATGAAAAACAATTTGGTACTTCATTGTTTTTAGCAAACCATTAAATACGTACATAAATACAATTATGCAAAGAAAAAGCCTTGACGGAAATCTAACAAAAAGAGCTTATGCTAAAACGGCATATTCAGAAAAAAAATTGCTTGATCTGAAAAAATGTGCTGACAAAGATACTGGCTATCTCTATTTTATGAAAAATTTTATGTGGATTCAACATCCTACCAAAGGTAGAATGAAATTTGATCCATATCCTTTCCAGGAGAAATTACTTGAAACTTACAATAATAATAGATTTGCTATTGCCATGTGTGCAAGACAAACAGGTAAAACAACCTGTGCGGCTGGATTTCTATTATGGTATGCAATGTTTAATCCAGATGTTTTGATTCTAATTGCGGCACACAAATATCAAGGTGCTCAAGATATCATGCAACGTGTGAGATTTGCGTATGAAGAAAGTCCAGATTACATTCGTTGTGGTGTGACCAGTTACAACAAAGGGTCAATGGATTTTGACAATGGTTCAAGAATTATAGCACAGACCACAACTGAAACAACAGGTAGAGGTATGAGTATATCTTTAGTGTACATGGATGAGTTTGCGTTTGTGGAACCACAAACCAAAGCACAAGAGTTTTGGACTTCCTTGTCACCTACATTGTCAACAGGTGGTAAATGTATTATCACGTCAACACCAAACAATGATGATGATGTGTTTGCAGGTTTATGGAGAGGTGCAAACAAAAGAGTTGATGAATTTGGTCAACCCACAAGAGATGGCACAGGTATAAATGGTTTTAGATCAATAGGTGTACACTGGTCAGAACATCCAGACAGAGATGAAAAATGGGCCAAAGACGAACAAGCAAGAATAGGTGAAGAAAGATTCAAACGTGAACACGAATGTGAATTTATTGTGTTTGATGAAACCTTAATTGATTCAATGAAACTGATCACATTGGCTGGTAAAGATCCTTTGAGAAAAACTGGTCAAGTTAGATGGTATGAAAAGATCAAAAAAGGAAACACTTATGTGGCGGCACTTGATCCAAGTTTGGGTACAGGTGGTGATTATTCAGCAATAGAAGTTTACAGTTTACCAGAATTCAAACAAGTAGCAGAATGGCAACATAATAAAACTTCAGTGCAAGGACAAGTGAGAACATTATATTCAATATTAAAAGAAATTGATCTTGAATTAAAAGAACAAGGGCAACCGGCTCCAGAAATATACTGGACCATTGAAAACAACACACTTGGTGAAGCGGCCATTGTTGCAGTTGAAGAAATGGATGAATCAAAGTTTCCAGGATTTTTTATACATGAACCTAGACGTGCTGGACAACAGAGAAGAGACAAACACAAAAGAAAAGGTTTTAACACCACACATAAATCTAAAATATCAGCCTGCTCAAAATTAAAATACTGGATTGAATCTGATAAGGTAACTTTAAACAGTAGAAATTTAATTAGAGAACTAAAAGTTTTTGTTGCTAGAGGAAATAGTTACTCTGCAAAATTAGGCGAAAATGATGATTTAGTATCAGCAAGTTTGCTGTGTGGCAGAATTGTTGATTATCTAACTAAATTTGATCCTATATTTGAGAAAAGTTTAGGTGATAAATTAGATGATGATGATGGCTCAGTAGCACCGATGCCTATGATTATCTAAAAAGAATAAATAATAGTATGGCAGTAGATTACAATACAGTATCTGAAAAATTGTTTAAAGTACTCAAAGGGCACGGGTACTCTGTGCAGATGTTTGACAACAATGAAGGTAAAGAAATCATTGATCCGCAACAGGCTAGATTTTTTTATATAAAAAATCCAAATATAATGGTCAATCTTGACCAGGATAATGCTGAAATTAAGATGCATAAAGGGCCAACATCTGTGGAAAATATTGAAAAATCCATACAATCAGTGAGAAATCTTGCCAGAGATAACTTACTTGACTTTGATTTAAGGGAATTTGGCCGTGAAATTAAGCCCAAAAATTACACATATAGGTTAAATACAAATACTATGAAAGACATGACAACAGAAAGTTATTCAACACTAGCTGGTTCTACAAAAACCAGTTCACAAAATTTAGAAAATGCGAAGCTTTTAATCAAGCATAGAAAACCAGTGGACGAAGAAGTACCTGGTTCAAGATCAAGAAACATCAAAGCATTATATATTGAAAATGCTGATGGTGAAAGATTTAAATATCCTTTCATTCATTTAAACGGTGCAAGAGCAATGACAAGACACGTTCAATCAGGTGGTACACCATATGATGAAATTGGTCAAAGCATTGTAGAAATCAGTGAACAGTTAAGCAAGATTAGAGAAGTCACTACTATTGTGAGACGTTCACCAAACATGCAAGAACAAGCATCTTCAATATATGATTCATTGTTAAACAGACAAGCACAGTTGAGAGAAACTATGAAGCGTTTGACAACGTCAACAGGATACAATGAATATGTTGAAAATTTCACAACAAAAGAAAATACAGAAGTATCAACAGAAGCAATTGACAAGTTAAAAGAAAAATTTACTGTGTCAAATATTGATTCAAGAATAATAGAATTATTACCAATGATACATCAAATACATGAAGATGAAATCAATGACACACCAACATTAAGAAACAGAGTTTTACAAAATATTTCAAAAGGTCC